TGTAGGAATCGACAATGTGAGTGATCAGCATGAGGCTGACGGAAGCAAGCACTCAAGCCAAGATTGTGTCCATACGTTTTAGTTGAATAAAAAGCCATTATTTAATCTCCAATTTCTTAATACCAGATGCCCAATTATCTGCTGCATCTTGAACATAATGCATTGACTTATTGGGGAATTCTTCTGTGAAGAACCGATGACCGCCTTCATCGAAGTACTTAATATACAACGATTCGTCCTTAGAGTCAAGGTGGATTTCACACCAACCTTTACCCTGATCTGGATAAACTGTCTTAATCTTCTTACCCATTAACATACTCTCCTGCCATTGGGAAGATCGCCGAGATAGCTTCTGCAATTGCTCTAGCAACTTCCATGTGTTCTTTTTGCGTTCCGTTACCAGAGCGCAGCTCGATATAATGAATCCATGAACGAAGTGATCCCTTCATATACAGCTTTGAAACTGTATTACCTTCGGGAAGAACAGCTCTCGCTTGCTCTTTAGCAATCCCATTAGCGATTGCCCAATTGTATGCCATTTTTGCTTCGTGAATAAGCTGTTGTTGCTTTGCAAGCCAAGTCTTCTTCAACTCTTCGTCATCAGTCTCGATAGAGTTTTGACGATTGGTAGGATCCTGCAGACGAGCTTCCCTCAGAACAAAGGTATTGTCAAGATCGTTAGGATCCCCGTATCGCTGGCTGAACTCTTGGAAGACAAATGATCTGTGTCGGAGCATTTGACGGGCGATGTCTCGGGTTGTTTCGATTTCGAGGGTTGCGTCTGCCATTTCGAGGGGAGACCAGTGCTGCCATTCGATAAGTCGTCGGATGAGCCGCTCTGCGTTGTCGAGTTTGTATTGCCCAGCAGGGTTAGATACTTTGGTACAGTAGGCAATAAGCTCAAGTGCCGTTTTAAACTCACCTTTATAACTCTCCGCTGCTTGAGTGTAGCTGAACAGGCGTGCTCTCATTCTGCATCCACCATTTCTTTCTTATCGCCACCCTGACGCTTCTTTACCCAAGCCTTACCATCAATCTTGGTCTTAACCATCTTGATGATTTCCTTACCATCTTTGCTAAGGGTCTTGGTGTTTACGGGAAGGGTGATCACAACATCCTTACCCTTGTTAAGAGCTCGGATCTGGTTCAGCAAGCGCTGGCCAGGATCAGTGTTCTTGGTGCTGATAGAAGAGACACGCTCACCCTTAGAGGTGTAGTGCTTGCCAGATGATTTCTTAGCCATGATATAGTTCTCCTTAAAATATGATATCTTTAAACTTGTCGGTTACTTGAGCAGTATGACCCTTGTCCATTACAGGACCATCTTGGACGAGATTCTCCTCTGCGTCAGGAGCATCTTCCAACTTCATACGTGAACGGTCAACCTTAATCACGAATCGTTTGTACATATTTGGATCGTTGTAACGATTCTTCAATTGCTTAACAAGGATATGACCCTGTTGAGCGAGCTCATCATTCGAGATAAGTGCAAACATTAAGTCTGCTGTAGCGGGTAGTCCAAAAGACTCGGACGTATCTTCAAGCCCAGGATCCGAGCTACCATAACCTGAACGCGTCGTCTGCGTTGCAGACATGATCGGAACGTTGAATTCGACTGCAAGACCACGCAGCTCCTCTGCAATTGCTTTGATGTACGTATAAGAGTTAATTGACCCTCCCATACCTTTCATACGCGAGCTTGCACAAATATTTAGGTAATCGATGAAGATCAGATCCGGAACAAAGTTCTTTTTCAACTTCAACTCATTTAGCAACGCACGGAAGTGAGATACGTTGGCCTGACCAGTAGGATACTCTTTAATGATTAGCTTGCCATTAGTCTTATTGGCAATGTCGTTGACCTTGGTCATCATAATTGGCTTAGGCAGATACTCAAGCTGATCAAGAGGGACATTAAGCAAGTTAGCATCAATACGTTCCGCAATACGCTCTTCTGCCATTTCCATAGTGACATAAAGAACATTACGTCCTTGGATTAAAGCATTAGCAGCACAATGACACATAAACAGAGATTTACCAACCCCAGTGCCAGCGAGAACAATATTAAGAGTCTTGTTAGGTAAGCCTCCTTTTGTAATCTTGTTAAAGTAATCAAGATCAAACGGAATGCGAGATTCTTGCTCGTGGTAGAAGTCATATCGCTGTTCAACGTTTTCGATATAGTCGTGCCCAATGTTCGTGTCGAAAGAGACTGCAAGCGCTTTCTGGAGAATATCGGGGAGGGCATTTTTAGTAAGCTCTTTATGCTTACCATCAATGATCTGAATTGATTCCATGATTGCATTGTGCACCGCCCTATCTTGGCACCACTTCTCGGTGGTATCCAATAGCCATTGTTGATTGATTTGCTCGGTTGAGAAGATACTCGGAAGGATCTCTAATGCATATGTATAATCGCCATTATTGATGCGATCATTACCGTCAATCTCAATCTTAAACGACTCAAGCGTAGGCAGCTTGTTGTACTTGCCAACAAACCGCCCAATCTCTTTAAACAACTCTCGATAGATTCCCTCAAAATAGTCTGGTCGAACAAAGGGCAGAACCTTCCGCATATACTGATCGTTAGTCAGGATATTGCGAAGAATGGTCTGCTCAAGGTTGATTGTCATTTATCATTCCTACTAAAAGACTGTGGAGAATATTGCTAGCTACCTTTTGTAACTCAGCATCAGTAGATTTTACATCAGGATCAGGGCTGTAGTCAAGCGTAAAATCAAATTGCACTAGCATATCATTGTCATCAAAATTAACATCACCAAAATGAAATACTGATTCAATAAAGTCTCCTTTGAGAATCCTGACTTTCCAGTCATTGTTATCTCCAGGAATTAACTCATAATCAACGTTTTGTTTCCACTCTTCGGTTATTGGCGTCTTAGTCATCTGCTTCCTCCACGATAGAATCCATATCGACCAATGATGCATGGCCAATTGTATATTGTTTCTTAACAAACTCTTTGAAGTCTGTTGCGTTCAAGATCGGTGTCCAGAACTCTTCGGTCAGAGTGTCCTTCTCGCGATACTTCTGTCCAGTGAGTTCACCAGATTTTTGGTCAACGTGTTGATACCAACCATTAGATGGTTTAGCCACATACTTACCAGCAAGAGCAACCTCAAGCAGACCAGACCAGCGTTGAACACCACCCTCCCAGCTAACCGAGATAGGAATCTTTGACTTTTCTTTAACATACCGCGACTTCTCCACATTAATAATAAAATGATAGCCTTTAATCTCTGTTCCAACCTTGTCTTGTTGACGTCCAAGGATCCAGATGTTGTCTGCAGAGTAGTAGATCCCAGTACCACCACCAACAATGTCCTTAGGGAACAGACCAATCTCTTTGTACGTGTGGTTGATCGCAACGAGCGGAATGTTCTTCATTGCCAGATAAGGAGTACACATACGGAACAAACCCTTGAGAGCCTTTGCACGTGACATATCGGCCACAGACTTCTCATTCAGAGTGTCTTCCATCTCTTTCTTCGATGCCATGTTACCGATCGAGTCGATCACAATAATCACTTCGTCGTCACGAGACAGCTCCTCGAGCTGGCCGATCATATCAAACTTCAACTCTTCCACGTTAGTGATCGGAGTATGAAGCACACGAGAGGTGTCAATGCCAAACTGCTCAAAGTATGATTGAGGTGAACCAAACTCCGAATCGTAGAACAGCATCACAGCTTTGGGATGGGCTTTGAGATATGCACCCGCCATCAGCAATGCAAAAGATGTCTTGAAGTGCTTAGAAGGACCCGCAAGCACAGTCAATCCTGGCGCAAGACCTCCGTCAATCGATCCTGACAACGCTACGTTGACCATAGGAACGTCAGTAGGAGTCATCTCCTTATCATTGAAGAACTTAGAATCAGACAAGACCTCAGTCTGTTTGATCTTAGAGTTCTTCTTTAGTTTATCCATAATTGACATTTTGTTCTTTCTCTCTTTCATCTAATTCGTATTTGGAGCGGTATGCATTGTTGACCCTAATGCATTCTTTCAGCAAAGTCAACCGGTTACTGAATGATGCAAACGCAGCAATATCCTTTGGGAAGCATGATCCTCCAAAGCCTTGCTTACCGTCAGGGCCTGGCACCTTGGTGTGACTATGACCCACTCTATCATCCAATCCAATCACCTTCATAATTGGAGCAAAGTTTGCATAGTTTGCATCCGCATCACTAACAGCATCATATAGTTGATTGAAGAATGTTACCTTCAATGCAAGAAAACTGTTAATAGCATACTTAACAAAGCTAGCTTCCTGAGCTGTCATAAAATAGCTTTGGCATGGATTACACAAGCTGAATGTGTTGTATAGATCCTGTGCTAGTTGGGTGGCTTGTGGATAGCCTCCAAAGATGTGAAACTGTGGATTAATAAAATCTTCTTTAGCGGATCGTTCCCTTAAAAACTCTGGATTGTATAC